AATTAACGAGAAAAAATTGAGCGCATATTCTTTGGCACTTTGTAAGGAAATAAAGAAAGTTCTTCCTTACATCAGTAATGGTAAAGTTGCAAAAGGTTTAGTTAAGTCGCTCAACGATTACTTAATCGCATATAAAAAACTTGGAGGAAAACTGTAATGAGCAAGCTTTCAGAAAAATGCAAAGAATTAAAAAATGGTGAAATAAAGATTTCAAAAATGCAGTGGGAGAACATTGCAACAAAATGTGCAGAAGCAATTCTTGACCTTGAGTTTGATGTAATATCCTACGATGACAAGTTTGCTGTTTTGGCAATCAGAAAGCCTGTAAAAGATCATCTTATTGCAAATGTAAAGATTGCACTCTCTGCAAGAACAACACCTTATGAAATCTGGGTATCAGCAGACAACCATACACACGAGGAACTTGCCGCAGGAAAATCAGAAAGTGCTGTTTACGCTGCACAGTCTAATTTGAGCACAAAAGATGAAGAAGTCGATATTGGCGAACTTAAGTTCTATCTTGAGCGTACTTGTAAAGAGAATAAAAAAGTTGAAACACCAAAAGAGCCTGTAAAATCTGCAAAATCAAAACTTAATGAGGAAATTGATAACGGATTTAAAAACAATCGCGGAAGAGCACCACTTGGCGGTGAGACTCTCGAAAACGATATTGCCTTTAACGATTATCTTCACCGCAAGTTTAACGGTTTAGTATAAAGACATATTCTTCATTAAATTATAACACTTCTTCTTTTCGCCTTCGTAGGTTCTTTCCAATTCTTTGGTTGGGTCCCAGGCGTGAAGAGGAATATAAATGTTATCGTGTTCATCAAGCAAAGAAACATTTGCCGCGATACAATCTGTCAAGTCTTTTGCAAAATACCCAACTTTACTAAAAGTCCAACTTGTATCATTATAAACAGACCCTGGGAGACAGTATTCATCAGTATAAACATTATCTCCATTCATATGATCTATCTTCATTGTACCTGAAGTCTTTCTCTTTACCATTTGCAAAGATAACAAGTTATTCTTTACCATAATTGACTTACCGCAATAATATCTTTTATGAATTACATAATCAACTAATGACAAGTAAGGAGAATTGTTTTTATCAACTGAAATATATTCAACTTCAAGTCCTGCTCTTTCGAGTGCTTGCATCATAGCTTTTGATTGGAACGAGTCGAAAGAAACGTGGCGGATATTCATATTACCTAATCTTATCAAGTCCAAAATAAAGAACTTGAAAGCATCAAGGTTGATTGCGCCTGTCTTAGGAATTACAGGAACAACTAAGTCTGTAACATAAACTTTCAACGGATTGCCTTGAGAGTCCAATCTTACTGGGTCTCTTTCAACGTGGCTTATTGAGATACCCGCAGTATCGCCCGACACAGCCAAGTCGATTGATGCAACACGAGGTAATGCAGGCTCATAATAAAAATGATACTTACCAAGAATCTTATGGAAGAACTTATCTTTAACTTGATTCCAAATCAAATGTTCAGGCTCATCTTCCGCTTTAGCAATAATTGTTGAATAAATGTTTTTAAGATTGTTATCAAAAGTATGGTCAATCCATTCTTTGTTGTAAATCAAACGGTCAGCTGCACCTGAAGGAATACCGCATTGGTCTCTTAAGAAGTTGATTGGAGATTCTTCAGCGTTGTCTTTCATTGACTTAACACCTGATGCAGTAATCTGTAACATAGGAGCCCATTCAATGTCTACAGGTTCAAATGTTTCAAGCTCTGCTTCTGTTTCAACAACTTTAGGAGGCTGTCCATCACCGCCTTTGAAAACTGGGAAGGCGTGTACAAAGTCCTTCTTTAAGTTCATAGGTTGTTTCCAATCTGAACGTGGTGTCTCCCAAGCCTGTGGGAATTCCTCTGGGAAGAACTTCCATCTTTCACCTGAAATAATTAAGTTCTCTTTATTCTTTTTTGTTTTATTGTCCCAAATCCATTCATCAATTGGTGACTCCAAAGAGTTTGGCTGAGAGTCGATTATGAAGCGTCCGTAGTAATTACCTTTCATACGAGAGTCAATTCTTTTACGAAGCTTTGTAAAGAATGTGTAAATCTTTTCATCAGACCAACCGTTTTCAGAGAACATTGTCAACTCAGATATAACAGCTGAAATAATGTTCTGTCCCAAGATTGAGCCCGCACCGTTAATAATTTTATAGTTTACACCGTTTTGGAAAGAAAGACAAGATGTAGGAGAAGATGTTGTCCAGTGCAAACATTCTGCAACTTCTTCAGCAGATGCTTCAGTCAAATCCTGATGAGTACGAACTCTTTTGAAGTAAGGAGAACATTCAAGAATCTGAACGAAAGGCTCAAGCAACAATTCCGATGCTTTCTTTTGATTCCAACCACCCATACATTGTGTAAAGATTGAAGAAGGCGCCATACCAAAGAAACGATATGGGTGCCACATCAACGCATAGTGAACAGATATATACAATTGTGCAAGAGTTGAGAATGTTGATTTACCTGCACCAATGTGCTGAGTCAATACCAATGTTCTGTAAGGTTTAAGTGGGTCGAAGAAGTCTGCAAATACATCTCTTACCCAAGGGTGTAAAGTATTTGCTTGGTCACCAATATATTTTTCTGAAATAAATTCTTCAGGTGTAGGCGGCTTTGCTTTGAAATTCAACATCCAAGCATTATGCATTAAATCAACTTTTGCAGTGCCTGTCATTTGATTTGTTTTTATAAGCCATTCAATTGCTGCTTTGATTGCAGGGAAGTTGAGAGTTCTGAATTCAGGTCTTTCTCTTGCTTTAGGATCTCCTGCGACAACTGCGGCAATAATATCACCTACGCTTGCCAATGCTTCAACATATTCTGAGTCTAAAGAACAGCCGTTTTCGTGGAGCTGTTTGTTTAAGATAGGAACTTCATTGATTGGGTGTTCTTTTTTATAATCGTTTTCGTCTTCAGTTTGTTCAACTGTTATAGACCACGGATTTGCTGCCTGACCTTCAGGAACATCATCTCCGTTCAAAAATGCTTTCTTTTGAGCTTTTGTAAATTTTGGTTCTTCAGGTTCTTCATAAGCTTTATCTTGCTTATCATAAAACTCTTCGCCAAGTTTGAGTAATTCTGACATTATCTATTTCTCCATTTTTGTAAAAAGTCTTTCCCATAAGTTGTTTCAATATAGGAAAGATACTCACTGCAATCTGAAATGACTTTGATGTTAAGATCTTTCAATAATTGCAGTTTACACTTACAAACATCACTTTTGTAAATGCCACCATCTAAAGAGTCATCTGTATAAAATTGTGTTCCTTTGATTTCAACTATTTGGCCATTAACAATAAAATCAGGAAAATATCTGTGAGTTTTACCTGATGAGTCTTTATATGATATATAAGATACACTTCTTGAGATGTTTATATTGTGATCTTTACAATAAATATAATAAGCTAATTCCCAAGAGGAATGAAATGTGATGCCTTCATAAGTATATCTTTTTTTGCTTTTTTGCTGATACTCATCTGTTTGTGTATAGTATTCAGCACCATATTTTTTTAAATTTGTTTCTTTTATCTTATTTATAACATCTTTTGATTTCCAAGGGTTATCAACTCCATACTTCTCAATAAAATGTTTTTTCATTTTATCTAACGCTTGTTTAGAGCAGCCTGGGTTCTCTACCCCATATCTTTTCATTGATGTTTCTTTTATCTTTTCTTTGACAGCATCTGCTTGAGCTGAAAACTTAACACCATATTTTTCTTTACAAGTTTTCTCACTTTTTGCGTTTCTTAAAGCATACATAGCTTCGGCGCTTCCATACTTTTTTATTGCTGTTTGCTTTGTCTTTTCTGCTCTTGCTTTGTAATCTATTTTACTGTTAGTGCGTTTACACATACAGCTTGGACATATTATATGTCCATAGTTTTTGATGTTTTTCTTCGCATTTGCAAGCCATCTATCAAAAAGCTTACCGCAATAAAAACATTTAACTTTTATTTTAGAGTCTTTTCTTTTGAGATTTAAACTGTCTAATTGTGTTTCTTCAATATAATCAGCCATATAAAATTAGTATAGCTGTTATGTGAGGATTAGCCTAATCCTCCGCGCATCACAGAGAGTGCAAGGTTAGATGCCTGCTTTTCCCATTTTTCGATTACTTTTGACTCAAGCGCATCAGCTCTTGTATTATACAATGAAAAGTCAATTGCACCTGGGACGTCAGATTTTACCAATGATCTTAACATTCCTAAGTTACGAAGTATTGCTGCTTTTCCGAGATTACGGAAATCAGTTCTTATTGAGAATTTTATATCATCAAAGTCGTAAGAACAACAAAGCCACTTAACATTTACAGAGCCGCCTACTGTTGAGTAACCTATGCAGTATCTTTTTCCGTTTTCTTTTATTGAACGGACGTGCTCTCTTCTGAAGTAGTTTACATAACCCTGTTGTGCTGCTCTCATATTCATATTTGCATCGCCTTATTGCAAACCAACAAACCCAGGGACAGGCTTACGATATGAAACACCGCGGCCGAAGCCACCGCCTGACATCATACCACCGCCATACATCATCTGTTCACGATACAAAGAGAAAGCGCCGCGGAACTCTGCTCCGCCACCTGCGCCTAATACATAATATGGAACTGCAGCAAAAGCGTTAGGAGGGAACTCTTTTTTGAACTCTGTTCCTCCGCTCATCTGTCCTACAACTTCTTCTTTTATAATTGGGAAAAATCCAAAGTAAGTATCAAAAACTGGTTTTAAGCAATATTTTTTAATTGCATTTGCAGTGTATTCAAGTTCATCAATTCTCAAAAAAGGTACACCTACTTCAGTAAGCATAATACCTAATTGCTCATCATCAATAACAACACCACCGTCATCATTACCTGAAATATCCAAGTCTTCATTTACTGGGACATTTGCAAGTGCATCGACGTCTTCTTTCTTTAATAATAATTTGAAAAATGGAGACTGAACGCCTTGAAAAGAACCGATGAAACAGGTATCAATATCTTCAATTTCATATTGGTCCCAATCAATGCAAGGCCATACATCATTGTCCACCTCATAATCAGTTAAACAATATATAAGAGCGCCATTAAGAGGCTTTCCTTCTGAGCAAGATACTTGAAAGATGTTATCTTTAATATAACGACGAGTCATCTTGGATGCAATCATTGTTCCTTGCAAAACCCAAGTATCACGAATTATGTCGTTTCTTGTACCAACTAAAGATAACAAATAATCTACATTACTAACCATAAAAAATTAGTAACCGGAGACATTCGTAATCTTTGCCTTTTACATTTAATTTGAGTTTGATTGCTTTTTCAACATAATCATTTTGCTGTGACTGAAGTGTGTTAAATAAATTTGCAACTTGTGAACTTACAATCATTGATGAAGCGCCACCACGAGATGTGTTTCCTGCTATCATCGAAGACATTGCATTTACTACATCCGCAAGTGTATCATTTGAGCCCAATTTTAACCCTCATACAAACGATTTCTTATTTCAAGCATAACATAATCAATAAGCTTTTCGATTTTATAATTCTTTGCCCACTTATCCAAAAACATTTTCTTTGCGTGTCTGTTTTTAGGGTGTCTCATACAAAGAACAATATATAAACGAACAATGTTTCTTATGTATTCTCTGTTTTCACAGTCAAGTGTTTCATCGAGTTCTTCAAGTATTTCATTGATAATCTCATAAGGACTTCTTCGACAAATTGCGTCTTCAGGTGAATACACAGGTCCTTCTGCAGCAATCAAGTCTTCAAGAGTTGCTTTACCATCATCAGAAATTTCCAAAGATAATGATATAGGCTCGCCACCTTTCTTTTTTGGATTTTTGTCTTTGTAAAGAACTTCAACAATCTTCCATTTCATCATACCTGCAAAAGATGTACCAACTTCAAAGTCAGGTCTTGTCAAATACTGACTCATAAAAGCAAGTGTTGCAGATGTTGTTCTGTCATCAACAACTTCAGGATCTTTATAACCTTCTGCTTTCTTTTGAATTCTTTGAAGTATTAAAGACTTCATATAAGACCAACAAATGCCAAACATTTTCTGCCATATAGCTTGGTCTCTTGTTTTCAAGTATTCTGCCTGTAATGTTAAAAGCTCTTGTTCTGTTTCAGGCTTATTTTCAAACTCACCATAAAATACGCCTTCAAATCTATCTGGGTCATACTCAAAGTTTACGTCTTCATTTAAGTAATGCTTAATATCAAAATCTACCATAAATGTATATTAACACAAAAAGAGAGTCGGCTTTACCGACTCCCTTATATTCAAATCTTCAAGAGATTAAAGGTCTGTATCAGCAACAACTTTTGAAGTTACAAGCTTGAAGTCTCCAACCTCAAATGTAACACCTACACCGTGTTCCTGATCTTCAGCAAATGGAGAAACAAGAACTTTTGCTGTTGTGCCATCAACAAGTTTGCTCAAGTAATCAGCAATCAAGATTGATGCAAGGCGGAATGAGAAGTCACCAACTGCTCCTGTTGTTCCGATTGACTCTACAGGAAGGTCAGTATCAACTTCGGCGCACATATTGTTGTAACGCATATTCAAAGCTTTCTCTGCAGCAACATAGTAGAATTCAATTGTCTTCCAACGCCACTGTGAAGCAGGGAATACACCGTCAAACATCTGCATCTTTGTAAGCAAAGTTTTAATGTCAACATCAAATGCAAGAGATGTTGCTGGGTCTGGAGCAATCTGTGCAAGAACTGATGCTTCAGGATATTCACACAATGTCTGAGGAGCAGCAATAACGGCTCTGAAGTTGATGTTTGGTACATCAATATAAATGTACTGTTCACAATCAGAATATGTAATGTTAAAGTTTCCTGAAAGCTTGTGAATTGCAGAAAGCAATCCGAAGATCGACTGCGGGATGAAAACTTTGTCGCCTTTTGTCAATGTATCAGCAACTTTCTTGTCAATAATTGAGAATGCTTGGTCACAATAAAGAATGTGATTGTTTTCAAGGCTCAAACCTGATACACGGTCTGTACCAATCATTGAAATAAACTTACCAACTGTTTCAAGGAATGAAACAACCTCGTTTGTGATAAGAGCAAATGATGGGTCAGTTGCAACAAACTTTTCTGCTTTCTTTGTATCAATTGCAGCAAAAGCTTCATCAAATTCAGCATCATCAAGTACATCAAAAAGATTTACGGAAATCTTTGATTTTCCTGCAGATACTGAAATCTTATTTGTGCCTGCATCAGCAGTTACTTCATCAAGCCCTGAAGCAGCAGCAACCTTTTCCATCGCCTGAATCATCTGATTCACATCAACATTAAAATATCCTTTTTCGGCAGGATCTTTAGATACGGCTGTTACGTTTACGGAAAATGTTATAGCATTTCCGCTGCCGTAAATTGAACAAGACAAAGAGTCATTGTCAACTTTGAACATAAAGTGAGATGCTTTAATTGAAACATCAGAGATTACCTGTGATGTCTTTACCAAAGTATTCAACTTCGCAAGTTCAGCTTTAGAAATTGTAAATTTCATCTTAACCTCTTGAAAAAATTATTTATTTTTATATTAACTGTGTAGCGGCGTTCGCAACGGAATATTATTTATTTTTGAGCAATCTTCTGAAACTGAAACATCCTTAAAAGCATCTATCTGACCGTGTCCCAATCCTATAAGTAAAAGGCCTTCAATTGTATCATAAAACAATTCACCTCTTTCTAATGGGCCATATTTTTCGATACGCTTTCCTATATCACCGTGGGCAATAATCAGCTTAAACATATAATTAAATTAACAAAAGTTCAAAACTGCGAATTTTTGAACTATAATGGAGGGAATAATATGAGAATAAGAGTATAAATTTTTTATAAATTTCTTTTTATATTATTATTGTAACAAATCAATAAGGAGTAAATTATGGAAAGATCAGTTGCTGCAAAACTTCACGAAGAAATCAATTCAGCTGTAAATGAAGTACTTAAAAAGTACGGTTTCACTCTTGCACCAGGCAGTATGCGTTATGGCGATTATGACTTGTCAATGACAATTAAGGCAAAGGCAGTCAATGAAAACGGAAAGAAGGAAATCAATCCGCGCCTGATGATGAGGGCAAAGAATGATCTTGTTGCAAACGATCCAAGATGGAACGATGTTCCTAAGGAAGATATTTTCAGTAAGAAGTGGTTTGTTTCAGGACTTGGCTTCTGTTCAATTGAAGATTACAATACTCGCCGCCGCAAGTATCCGTTTGATGTAAGAGCTGAAAACGGAAAGAGTTGGAGAATAACAGCTCGTTCAATTAAGTTTGAACGTTAAAGTTAAGTTTTACAATAAAAGCGGGTTTCGGCCCGCTATTCGGTTAATATAAAATATAAGGAGTTTTTATGTACATTACTGGTTACATTTTCGGATGTGGGTCTATGGTTTTGATAGAAGCACTTCAAAAGAAATTTCCTGACTCTCCTATTTGGATTGTTGGACTTATTTTATGGTGTGCTATTGGTTCAACAGTCAATTCGTGGGTAAAAAAGCATAATGAGAAAAACAGTTAAGTATCGAAAACTTGTAAGGGATAAAATTCCTGATAAAATTAAAAATGATCCTGATGTGATTGATTACACTTTCGTGCCGATGGATATTGACAAGTTTCCAAAAGCTCTTGCTGATAAAGTTGTTGAAGAAGCAAAAGAAGTTGCTGCGGCATTAGTAAATTACACTACTGAAGCCAACAGCTATTTTGCAGTTTTGGAAAACGAAGAGAAGTTGAAGGCAAAAGTCATCGAAGAAGTAGGTGACTTACTTGATGTTATTAAAGTTCTTCGTGAAAGTTACGACATTAAAAAAGAAGATATAAAAGCAGCCCGCAAAAAGAAGAACAAAGAACTTGGCGGTTTTGATAACGGCTATTTTCTTGATAAGGTTGTAAGGAGAAAGACGTGGAAATTGAAATGAAAGCAAAAATCACTGATGAACTTGCAGAGATGTGTATAAACAATGGAGTCTATTCTTTCAATATCACAAGAGGCGGCGGTTGGGAAGGCCTTTTCAAAAAGGATGTTTTTTATTCATTCAATGGTGACGCTCCTCTTAAGCCTAAAAACATTGTTCGTGAAAGAACTGAAGCAAAGATTATAGAAGGCGACTTCCTTGATATTATTCACGGCGGTTATATTCAAATCGGTGAGATGAAAAACTTCATTACAGTCAAAAGAAAGAACACTGACTGCAATGGCGTTGAAATGAATGAAGAATACGAAGGTGAAGTATCAGAAGACGCTGCTTGCGCTTTCCGTCACGCAATGGCAGTTGCAAACTTTAAGCCTTATTTCAGCAAAAATAAAAACTCAGTTTCTTTTTATGTTCAAGGTGACAAAATGGAACACGAGCTTCATTGCGAAATTGTCAATGTAAGCGGCGCGGGTCCTTTCCTTGAAATTGAAACAATCGTTTCTGATAATGCAGATGATAATGAAAAGCGTCAAGCACAATCTGAAATTGAACAGTATTTTTGGTGTCTCGGTATCAAAGACTTTGATAAAAGAGATTGGCGCACAATTATCGAAGAGAAGTCATAATGGCAGAACTTATATCACTTGAAGAATATCGAAAAACGGATGATTGGATTTCAAACATCATTAAAGACTCAGACATTCTTAATTGGAGAGCACAGCATAATTTTAAGCCAGATAATATGATTACTTCTGGCGATTGGTGTGTTTGCTTTGACAGTGCACTCCCAGACTTGTATGATGTTATTGATAAAAAAGAAGTTTCTGAACATCTCGAAAATGTCTATCCTATCAAAGTGTATCGCACTGTTAGTGATAGAATTGTTATGACGCAATATGCCCCAGTTGTCGGCGGTGGTGATAATAAATGGCGTTTTTTGTTCAGAGCAAAAAGTGGCGATGCTGCAATTGAACATATTTTGAAAAATTGTGAATTAACACTTGAAGACTTTTATGAATTTAACCGTCTTCCAAAGGATAGCCTTAAAGAATTTGGTGATGTTTACAGCAGCGCAAATTTCCGTTCTGCTCATAACATCCCACCACTTACATTATTGACAAGTGAGAAGTGGTCTGCTTATTACACAGAGTTTATAAATATGCACCCACAAGAAGAAGTAAGAAAGATGCCTGAGCCTGATGTTTCTGCAAAAATGAATGTTAAGAGCGTAATGGATATTGTGGACATCGCAGCAGACTTTGACTGGGAAGGCGTTTTTGATATTGAAAAACGCTTGGGTTACTTTGATGATGTTGATTGCACAGACTTGGAAAGCAAGAATGCTGCAATTGAGCGCTTCAGAGATAATGTTTTACAGGAGATAATTGACTTTGTTCTTCGATGTGAAAATGAAGGCAAGAAAGATCGTTTCTTGGAAACACAGCACAGCTTAAGAGTTGAGTATTATGACGGCGCTGTAATGCTCCGCTATCAACCTATTGTTTATGACAACTATGAATGAGATTGTAACAACAAATGCTAAAGACGACGAATACGTTGTAATGGAAATACCGCAAGATCGTTTCTTTGAATGTAAGCACGGCTTTATATATTCGATACCTGAACATAATGTGTATCAAAAATGTTGTGATTTGGGCATCGAAAAGCCGTGCAATGAGTGTAAGCATTTTAC